CTGTCATGGTCAGAGTAGTGCCAGAGACTGTGTAAGCCACTCCCGGCTCCTGACGCACGTTGTTGACAAAGACCTCGATCTCTTGAGCGTTAGCGACAGCGTGGTCTAGTGTGTAGCCAGTGCCACCATCACCAGTGATGACTTGTTTGTCCATCGAGGTAAAAGAATTACTAACTTGGTTTCCTATGTATCCCATTGTTACCTCTTAGGTTGAGATAGCGTCAACAGCAGATACCCATACGTCTAAAGATGACGCAGTATCTGACTTGACCCACAAACGATCACCAGACTGTACAACCACCTTTGCACCACCGTCTAAGACCTGTAGCGCACCACCAGATGCAATCGGAGCACCTTTGACTAAATAGTGGTCGTTCGTTCCGTCATTAATATATACGTCAACGTTAATAGCGTTGCTTGTTGTATTCGTGCAGTGAATACCTACGATAGTGTCGTAGCTGTCAAAGTTTGCACCATCAGGAATATCTGCGGCTGTAGTACCGACTCCATTTAGTGCATAGCGTCTAAAGTTCTGTGCCATGTTGGTTCCTTAAAGTGCAATTGACATTGCGATTGAAAAGCCTGCGCTAGCAAACCCTGTCGTGTCTACAACAGCATCGTTCCAGTTAGTGCCGTCATAGACTCTGAGTTTGTTAGCTGTAGTTGAGAAGTAGATATCACCGGCTGTTAAGGCATCCCCATCATTATCTACAGATGGATCAGATGACTTAGCACCTAAATATGTGTCGTCAAAACTGTCAACAGATGCGGCGGCCTGTTCAGCGTAGTACTTAGCTGAATAGAACGTACCGTCTACCGTACCGGCTGTATAGGTTGCCCAATCTTTCGCAGAACCTACTGTTCCACGAGTCTGTGTACCGATAGCATATTCTTTTGCTGAGTACTCTGTACCGTCTACAGTGCCTGACTGTTCTACAGCCCATTCTTTAGCGGCACCTGCACCGGCTGTGTCTGATACACCTGTACCACCGTTAGCCCATGCTTTAGATGAATAGCCTTCGCCTGTTACAGCTTCGCCGTCAGTTTTTTGAGCCCATGCTTCTGCTTCGTCTTCACTAGCCTGTGCATTCGTTTCAGATGTAGCGGCATTCGTTTCACTTGTGGCCGCATTAGTTTCACTTGTTGCCGCATTCGTTTCAGATGTGGCGGCGTTAGTCTCGCTTGTGGACGCATTAGTTTCAGCAGTCTCTGCCGCTGTTTGAGCCGTTTGTGCGGCAGTCTTAGCAGTTTCAGCGGCTGTCTGCGCTGTCTCTGCGTTAGTCTCTGCTGTTTCTGCGTTAGTTTCCGCAGTCTCTGCCGCTGTCTGAGCCGCTTCTGCCGCTGTCTTATAGGACTCTACGAGTGATTCGGAGCCTGCGGCGGCTGTAGCGGATGCGGCGGCGGCAGTAGCTGAAGAGGCGGCTTCGTCTTTGTAGCCTTCAGCTTCTTGAGTGAGGTCGGTGATCTGGTTAATAGTGATATCGCTGTTAGCGTCACCAGAACCACCTGTTCCACGATAGATTGCCATTGAACTCTCCAGTATAGAATAAGGAAGACCCCTCCGAAGAGGGGCCTAGTCAGTCCTTATGCAGGGATGGCGATAACCAAACCAGACTCAGGACGGATAACCTGAACACCATAGAGAGTGTCAGATGTGAACAGTGTTGCAAGGTACTCTTGCTTGTACTGTGTTTGTGAACGTACACCTACTTGCTCTGCAAGCACCATAGCGTCCTTGTGGAACATCATAGCTCCAAGAGTGTCAACAGTAGAGGCTGAGTTAGCCGCCGCTGTTTCAACGACTGGGCAGTTAGACGATACGTATACGTCGATACCGTAAAGCTGACCGATCTGGCCGTTGTTAACACCACGACCGTTTACGAAGTCTGATGACATGTAGCGGTCGATGCCCATGATAGTCTCACGAGCTGATGGAGGAATGATTAACGCACGGTTGTCCATAGGGACATCCTGGTCGTCAAGCTCTTTAATAGCTGCACGGAAACCTGCGTCTGAGAAGACGTCAGATGTAGTTACAGTGTCGGCTGCGTAAGCAGTCAAGCCTGTAGTTGCGTCCATGTAGAAAGAGTTTGAGTGAACGTAGTCAGCACCGTCAGAGTCACCGAATGACTTACCAAGTGCGAACAAGTCGTCGTCAACCTGCTTTGCAAGTGCATAACCTGCGTCGTCTGTGTAGAAACGACGTAGTGAAGCAAGTGCCTGAGCTTCAGTAATGTCTTCGATCAAGCGAGAGTACTCGTAGTGCTTGTCGATAGTGACTGTTACTTCAGTCTCTGTTGCAGCCTGCAATGTGACCTGTGTGCTAGCTGCCTTAGCAGTAGCTGATCCACGAGTAGGCTTAGGAATGTGAAGAGTGTCACCCTTCTTGCCTGTCATAGGCATTTTGTTTACGAGGTTGGCAAGTACAAGATTCTTCTTGTATGCCGCTACGATTTCGTCACTCCACAGCTCTGGAATAAAAGTTGCAGCTGTAGTATTAGTGACATGGTTTGAACCCAGTGCCATTTTAAAGCTCCTTACAGAATGGGATTAGCGAACCCGTTTCTCTGCATAAGCCTGAGTGATCTCGTCAGCCATGCTCATGTAGCGATCAGGGTCAGTTTGCATTAAGTTAATCAAATCAGCCCTACGGTAGATTTTCTTGCTAGGTGCTTCACCTGATCCTGACACTGAGCCTGTAGAGGCGCTCTTGATCTGTTCTTTACGCGCTTGCTTTTCGTTTGATACAGCCTGGGTCGAAAACTGCTTACGCTCCTTCCAGAGTGATAGTAGCTCGTCTGCCGCGTCTGTATCGTAACTAGCGTCTGCTTGTTTGAACAGTTGCAACCGAATCTTCGATGCTGATACCCATTCACCAAATGCTTGATCGCCTAGGATCTGTTGGTAGTCTGGGTGTTTAGTCTGTAACTCTGCGAGAGCTTGTTGCTGACGCATCTGAGCTGATACAGACTCAGCCTCTTTCATCTTCGGATGATTTTCAAGTGCTTTGTTCAGTGCTGCTTGTGGATCAGAGAACCAATCAAGTTCTTCTTCCGGTTCAGCCTGTGGGGCATCTTTTTGAGTTTCAAGTTGTGACTTTACGAAGTCGTCTACGATTCTTCGAAGTTCGCCTACCTCTGATGACTGTCGGCCTAAAAGCTTTTCAGCTTCCATGTGCATCTTAGCAATCTCTTCATTAGACTTGCCTTGATACTTGTCCGGTAGTGCATCTTCTACAGGCTCTTGAGTTTGTTCCTCATCTGGAGTCTCAATTACCTCGTCTGGGTTAACGTCCTCAACATCTGGGTTAAGGTCTTCGTATTCTTCGTTTTCGTCTTCTGGTCGCTCTTCAATAAAAGTAGCCATATAACTCCGTGCATAATCGCATTGTGGAAGTAGCCTATTTACATGTAAGGGTTCTTACGAGTTAGCCTTACGCTCTTTCTGTATCTTCTTTTCACGATCCTTAGCCCACTTCATAGTTGCCCCAGGAAACGAACCGCTAATAGGATCAAGAGATACATTTGGTGCAGAGAGTAGTTTAGTTGTCTCTGCGTCACAGATTGGACAGGTTGGCTGTTCGTCAGCGTCTACCCAGTGTTCAGTGATGTGGTTATTTGCACATCGAAAGTCAAAGCGTCTTAGCACCTAGATACTCCGTGTGTGCATGTTCAATTGCGTTTTCAAAGCCCTGTAGTCTTCGCAGGACTTTTAACTGACCACGCTTATCGATTAGATCATCGTGGCTTACAATATAGTCTAACGAGTCTATTCCGTTAATCATCTCTTGGATGTCTTCCATCAGAAGTTTCCATCCTGGACGACTAAATAAATCAAAATAGTCTTCGTATTGTTTTTGTACAGTATCCATAGTACCTCAATAGTCTATCACAAGTTTTTACAAATGTCAAGCTTTTTGTTGACTTTTGGCACGATTTGTGCTAGCTACCGGTTTCTTGGATGTTTCCTCCAGTGCCTCCAATCGCTTGAAGAGCTGATCGAAGTTGTTGTTGATCTGGTTGAGAACTTGTTGCAGTTCCTGTTTCGTTACCACGAGGTGTCTCCTTAGACATTAGCTCACGTTCTTTGAGTAAGAGTTCTGCCGCACGAACACGACGCTCAAACTCATCCTTGTTTGGATCGCCCTTCATTAGGACATTGATCCGATCTGTTTCGGCTTCAAACGCTGAGATGTCAGCGTCAGCCAAGTTTTTAGCAGCACGGGCACGGTAGTCTTCAGCAGAGGCAGCGAATGCATCTGTCTGTGCTTGCAACTGAGCCATCTGCGCCTGTGCAGTTGCTTGCTGTAGTTGCTGTGCTTGTGGATCAGGCTGTGCAGCTTGTTTCAACTGTTCAATCAAAGTCTCACGATTCGACAGGTTCATGTTGTCTACGATAGCTTCGATCAATGCAGGATACAAAGGCGAATCAGGGGACATGGTTTGTAGAAGCTGTACAAGCTGCGTTACTTCGTACTCACGTGCGATGATTCCAAGAGAGCTCGATACGCAGAAGTTAAAGTCCTGTGCAGGATAACGCTCTGGATCAAACTGCATGTAACGATACGCAGCTTTCTGTACAAACGGAATCAAGAAAGATTCTTGAAAGTTGATCAGCGTACGCTTGTGACGCTTGATGATTGCTCCCAATGACATGCTGATACCCGCGGCTGTGGCATCCCCATTGATACTTCCTGGTATACCTGCCGCATCAATAGCTCCAGTTGCCATCTGAACCATTTGTTGGAGACTGGCAGCTTGGTTAAATGTGTTGGGGTCAAGATTTCCAAATCTGAACGGCTGTAAGATCTCTGCGGGATTGCCATTCGTAAGGATGGTCTTGCCGGGTCGTACTTCCATTTTTGTTCCGCGAGGAAGGCGTGAAGCATCAACAGCAAGCATAGGATGTACAGTGAGCGCAAGCGCATCGATTCTAGCCCGTAGTTCTGTGTCAAGTGCTTTCTGGCTATTGAATCCTTTCTCGCAAATACCCCGACCCCAGAACCGGCCAGGTACGACATCCCATGCAAACGCAACAACCGGACGGTCTTGCATCATGTAGGGATTCTCTTCTACTTTTAGTAGTGTCCCGCCATTAGCAATAACGACTACAGCTTCAACGTACTTTGTATCGTTCTCAGAAGCCTCCAGTTCGACGATCTCTTCGTCTTCACCTACGGAAGCCATATCAAACAAATGACGCGGTACAAGGCCGTAGTATTTTGTTAAACGTACCTTGTTCTCGTCATAGACGGTCAAGTTCTGGTCAGGCTCTAGATCATTATCAGGAGCTTCGACAGCTAACGGCTCATCGCGATAGATACCTTGCTCCTGT